GGCAGCCGCGGGGGCGGCGGCTGCCGGCACGCTCGGCGCGCTGACGGCGACGATCACCACTTACGCGACGCTGGCGGCCGGGGTGGCAACGATCGGCGCGCAGCTCACCGCGCCCAAGCCGATCGCGCGCGGGTCGCCAGCGCAGCTCACGATCGAGATCGAGCCGCCGCGCCCCTACCTCGTCGGCCGGGTGATGACCGGCGGGGTGCTGCGCCATGACGTCGCTTACGGCGCGTCGGTCGCGAAGGTGCCCAACCCCTATCGCTGGCAGGTGCGCGTGCTTTCGGGCGTCGGGCCGATCCAGGGCGTCGTCGGCGAGTTCTTCGATTTCGAGCCGCTCGGCGGGTTCTACACGGGCTTCTATGCGACCACACAGAGCCTTGGCGCGCGCCCCCAGGCGGCGGCGCTCGTCCCGCCCTATGGCCCTGCGCCGGGCTGGGATTCTAGCAGCCGGCTGTCGGGCTGCGCGCATGTCGGGCTCAACTTCCTGTTCGACAGGAACGGCAAGCGCTTTGCGGCAGGCCTGCCGGTCTACACCGCCCTGTGCGACGGTGAGAAGGTCTACGACCCGCGCCTCGACAGCACGTTCCCCGGCGGCTCGGGCCCCTGCCGCGCCGGGGTCGAGAGCACCTATGTCTACAACGCCAACCCGGCCTGCCACGCGCTGACCTATGCCTTGGGCCGTTATCAGAACGGCCTGCGCATCTTCGGCCTCGGTCAGCCCGTCGATGCGATCGACCTGCCGGCAATCGTCGACTGGGCGAACGATTGCGACGCGAACGGGTGGACCGTCAACATGGTGCTCACCGAGGGCGGCACCGGCGCCAACCTGCGCGAGCAGCGGGTCCGCAACCTCGACGACCTGTGCGCGGCCGGGGGCGGACGATGGTTCCAGGCGGGCGGGCTGCTGTCCTTCGACTGGCATCGCCCGCGCGTCCCGCTCGCCACCCTGACGGACGACGATATCCTCGAGGCCGGGGGCGGCACCGATGCGGTGCAGACCGTGCGCAGCCGGATGAACGGCGTGCGCCCGCAATATGTCAGCCCGGATCACAACTGGCAGCAGATCACCGCAGACGAAATCGTCGGCACGACTTATCGCCTCGAGGATGGCGAGCGGCTGACGCAGGTCTGGCCGCTGAACGGCGTGACCAATGCCGAGCAGGCCGGCGAGCTTGCCTCCTACGCGATGGCGGACAGCCGCGAGCTTGGGCCGATGGACATCCAAGCCAAGGTCGATTGGCGTTTCTATCGCCCCGGCGACACCATCACGATCGACAGCAGCCTTGTCGCTTATTCGGGGCAGGCGGTCATCACGCAGCGCTCGCTGAACCCCGAGAGCCTAGCGGTCGCGCTGCAGCTAAAGTCAGAGACGCCCGGCAAGCACGCCTTCGCGCTCGGCAAGACGGCAACGCCGCCGCCGACCCCGGTGCTTGCGCAGACGCCCGAAGAGCGCGATTTGCTTGCTGCGGCGGCGATCACGCCGAGCGCCGAAGATGTAGAATACGCTGACGGCACGCCGCTGGAGAACCTCAAGCCTGGCGAACCGGGCGCGAACGTCACTGAAACCCGCGTGGCGTCGGCAATCGCGGGGCAAGGGCCTTGGGCGACCTCGCCCATCGCCGTTGCAAAGATCGCCGCGCCGGGTGTGAACGTCTTCCCCTATCCGTTTGCTCCTTCGGGAACCAGAACTCCGGCACAGATCGGGTGGCAGAACGCGGGTGCTGCGGGTGGCACGACAGCGCTGTTCACGACCAACGGGTCGTGGTCGTCGTGGAACAACGCCTATGCGCAAGTGCGAGCCAGCGGGGGCGCAGCCTTCATCGCCTACCCGTTCTTCGACATCCCGTGGGACGCGGGCGCGCAGGCTTCGGTTGGCCTGACCGCCTATAGCGGCAACGCCACATTCATCCCTTACATCGAGTTCCTGAATGCCGCGAGAAACGCGGTACTTGGTTTGGCGAACCTCACCCTCAATGCGACCACGGGGCGCTACGAAGTGAACGGTGAGACAGCACCGGCCAACACCGCGTTCTTGCGCCTTGTGACCTCAGTGAACTATCCGGCCAGCGGCTCGTATCAAGAGGCGGTCTGGTGGGGCATCAAGGTCGAGCGCGGCGCTCAGGCCACTGCGCTTGCCGATGCCAGCATCGTTCGGCTCGACACCAACTACGTCGAGTATGTGAACGGCGTGACTGTGGAGCAACTGCGACCGCAGGAGGCCAGTGCCAACGTCACCGAGACGCGCGTGGCCGCAGCGATTACAGGCCAAGGCGCTCTCGCCACCCAGAACAACGCCAACTGGTCGCAGGTGATCTCGCGTCCCGCAGCCTTGCAGGACAGTAGCTTCAACGGCAGCGGCCTGCTCAATGCCAACATGGCGGCGTATCTGACGGGCGTCACCATCGACAGCCTGCGCCCGCAAGAGGCGGGGGCCAACATCACCGAGAACCGCGTAGCGTCGGCGATCGCGGGGCAGAGCGCATGGGCGACCACGAACCTGCCGGTCAGCAAGCTGGCGGTGGTCCGGTCCAACCTGTTCCCGTTCCCCTATGCACCTGCCGATGGGCGCTCGCCCGCGCAGATCGGCTGGGGCAACACGACCACCACGGGGGGCGGGCTTTCGAGTTTCAACAGCCCCTATCTCGACGGCTCGGCCTATGTATTCGCGCGGTCGGCGGGGGGTGCGGCAGTTACTGTCTTCCCGTTCTATGACGTAGATTGCCCGGCCAATCTGGTGTGTTCGGTCGGCATGTATGGCTACGGCGGGGGAGGTTCGACCTTCTCTCCCTACATCGAGTTCCTGAATGCGGCCAAGAACACGGTCTTGGCGTCGCATCTCTGCAACTACAACTCGCTCACCGACCGCTGGGAGGCGAATGGCGTCCCCTCGCCCGCCAATACCGCGTTCATCCGCTTCGTGACGCGCGGCATCTTTGCGGCGAGCGCGAGCTATCAGGACGTTGTGTTCTGGGGGATCAAGTTCGAGCGCGGCGCGCAGGCCACGCCACTCGCCGAGGGTTCCTCGGTGATTACAATGGGCAACCGGGTGCAGTATGAGACCGGCGCGCAACTCAACTCGCTGCGCCCCGGCGAGTTCGGGGCGAACGTGACCGAGACGCGGGTAGCCTCGGCGATCAGTGGGCAAGGCGACCTTGCCACCCGCAACGCATCGACCCTGCCGTTCAACCAAGGCAATTTGGTGGTGAACAGCGACTTCGTGAACGGCCTTCTGGGCTGGGATGCCGGGTGGAACGGCACGCAGGGCGGCACGGTCAACAGAGGCCTCAACTTCCCCAGTTTTCACGGTCAGATGAATGTCGCCTACGCCGAAAGGCCGGGGACCGCGCCCATCGGTAGCGTCTTCGACGCCTTTATCACTGGGGGCGATCTGAGGCGGTTCGCCATACCCGTCATGCCTGGAGATCGCATCTTTTTCAGTTGGCTGCTCGGCGCGCTTAGATGCAGCGCTCATGCGGCACTCGGGTTCTACGACGGCGCGGGCAATTACATCAGCGAAACTGGCGGCAGCACGGTAGCCGAGAACTTCGGGGCTGGGGGCGGCGATCCAGCCACAATGGGTCGTTCAATCGGTTTCGCGACAGCCCCCGCCAATGCTCGGTATGTCAGGCTGTGGTCGAGGGGCATCATCAGCGGTGACTGGGCGTATGTCTTCTGCGCCCAACCCTTTGTAACCAAGGTGCCGAGTTCGCAGACGGTAGCGCCTGCCTACACCTCCGGCTCGCCCGACAGGGCTTCTGACCGCACGGTTGAGCAGCCGGTCGTCAGCCTGCTCAACCCGAACACAGGCCGCGCCACAAGTCGTCGCCTCGCCTCGCAGATCATCGCCTCGGGCGTGCTGCAAACACTTAACACCAATCCGCTGACCGCCAGCACCAACGGTGTCACGGGTGTCGGAACTATCACGATCAACGCGCACACGGTCTTCGACGATTTCGGGCAGACCAGCTTCTCGTCCGCAAGCATCGGCGGGCTCGACCAGAACACGCTCTATTACGTCTGGGAGAGCAACCCCGACTTCGTGGGCGGTGCGCGCACCTATGTCGCCACCACTGACCGCAACGCCGTGACCAGCTTCGGCCGTCGCTATGTCGGCTTCGTCACCACGCCCGCCATTGGCTTTCCGCCCAATCAAGGCGGTGGCGGCGGCGGCGGAGGCTGGTCCGGCTCCGACTCCACCCTTCTGCCATGAGGACGCTATGAACCGAACGGAGGCCCTTGGCCTGCGCGCCGACGAAATCGCCTACGCAACCGGCGACGAGGCATGGCCGCTTGCCCGCCTGCGCGTCACCCCGATGGATGCCGAGCAGGAAGACCGGCTGCACCAGCCCAACGCCTCCCCTGTGCCCGAGCGTGTCGTGGTGCGCCTCTCGGCCAGCCTGATCGACGAGGACGGCGCGGTGCTGCGCATCGGTGGCCGACTGCTGCTCGGCCCCGAGAGCGTGCATTCGTGGCAGTTCAACGCCGATGTGCCCTTCGATCCGACCGCGTGGCTCGACGAGTGCGCCGAACGGGTAATTTCCGACCTGATCCGCCAGGCGCGCGGCATTTCCGCCGCTGCCGCCGCTGGCTTGCTGCTCAACTGAAAGGAACCGTCCTCATGCTTACTTTTCATGGCACCGATGCGGCCCATGCCATCGTCACCTTCTACGGCGCACATTCGGCATCCCTGCCGGATCACATCCGCGCCAAGCTGACCGAGGTTATCGCCACGAACGACCTGCTCGGCACGATCATCGCGAGCATGGAATCGCTCTATGCGGCGCGCGGGGACATCCCGGCTGACGGCATCGAACTGCTCGACGGCCTCGCCCGCTTCGTCAGCGCCAACAACTTCTACGGCAAGGCGGTGCGCGCGGGTCAGATTTCCGGTGTGGCGCAGCGGATCGCTGGCGGCGGTGAGGCAGTAGATGCGGATGACCCCGCCATCGAAGAGGGCTTTGGCGAGCCCGTCGCCGAGGTGCTGCCGGTCATCACCCCCGCGCCTGTCGGCGGCGAATGACCGTGACCCGTCAGCAGATCATGGATCAGGTGCTGCACTTCGCAGCGGCGTTGCTGATCCTGTCCATCTTTGCGCTCGGCACGCTCTGGGCCGGGGCACTTGCGGGCCTCTCCCTCGGCTTGATCCGCGAACTCACCGAAGCGGGCGGCGCGCGCATCGCTTTCGCCGAGATCGCTCCGCACTTCGCCAAGCGCGACCCGTGGATCGACCTCGCCTTCTGGACGCTGGGCGGAACCGCCGCGGCGGGCACGAGCGTGCTGTGAGCGAGATTGCAGCCCTGATCACGGCCGTCACCGGGCTCCTGGTGGCGCTGGGCGGCGGCGTCGTCTGGCTGTGGGCGCGGGTCGAGAAGCGCTTCGCCAGTGTCGAGGCCAAGCTCGACGAGTGCGAGCGCCGCGAGGCCCGCCACCTCAAGACGGCCGCCGCGCACCTGACCGTGATCGAGCTGCTCTGGCAGGAGGTCAAGCGTCGCACGCGCGGGGCCAACGACGTGCTCGAGCGCGCCGAGAAGCTACTCGACGATCTCAAGAAGGACGATCATCAATGAGTAAATCCAACCGCGAGGCGCTGCAGCGCTTCCTGATCTCCAAGGGCGCGATCCTGACTATCGACGGGGTCGTCGGGCCGCACACCCGGCGTGCGCTACTCGACCTATTCGCCAACCGCAACGCCGCCCCGATCACGCCGGGCGAGGTGATGATGCTGGCGCGCGAGCTGGCGGTCGCGCCGGAGAAGGTCCGCGCGGTCGCCGCGGTCGAGAGCGCGGGCGGCGGCTATCTGCCGAGCGGCCACCCCAAGATCCTGTTCGAGCGGCACTGGCTGCACCGCCGCCTCGGCAAGGTGCTGGCGGCGGTCGGGGTCGCAGGCGCCTTCCTCGCGCACCCGAACCCCGGCGGCTACACGCTCGACGCCGACAGGGACGGGGTCAACGACAGCTGGGAGAAGCTGGCCGAGGCCTGCGCCCTCGATCCCGTCGCCGCCTTCGAGAGCTGCTCCTGGGGCAAGTTCCAGATCATGGGCGGGCACTGGAAAGCGCTCGGCTATGACAGCGTCTTCGCCTTCGCCTGGGCGATGCGTGAGAGCGAGCTGGGGCATTACCGGGCGCTGGTCGCCTTCATCAAGGCCAAACGGCTCGAGGCGGCGCTGCGCCAGCTCGGCACCAGTCCGGCGCAGAACCGCGCCTTCGCGCGCGGCTACAACGGCCCGAAGTTCGCGAAGAACGCCTACGACGTGAAGCTGGCGGCGGCCATGCTCAAGGAGCTGGCGGCGTGAGGCGGCCCGACATCGAGACGCCCAATGGTCGGCGCGCCTGGGCGTTTGCGGCGCTGTTCGGATCGGCGCTGGTGTTCACTGCCTTCATCGCCTGGGGCCTCTGGCATCTCAAGGATGATGCCGAGCACACCTTCTGGCTGGCGGTTCTGGCGCACGCGCAGCTGTTCATGGTGATCGTCGGCTTCTGCTGGGTGCTGGGGCGGCGGATGCTCCTCACCGCCACTCGCGACGGGGCGACCATCGACGACCGGCATAACGGCGAAGGTGACAGCGCGTGACCCGCTTCTGGCAATCGCTCACCGGCCTCGGGCGCATGGTGCTCGCGGGCTTGCTCATCGCGGCGCTGGTGCTGGGGCTGTTCGGCCTGCGCTCGTGCCAGCAGGCGCAGGTCGCCCGGACCGAAACGCGGCTCTGGAAGAACCAGACCGGCGCCGCGCTCGCAAGCGGAGCCGATGCGGTCGCTGCGGTCGGCGGTCAGCAGGCGGCCGAAGTCCGCATCGACATCATCACCGAGGAGAACGATCGTGCCATCCGACAAGCTCCGGGCGCGGATGCGCCGCTCGATCCCGCTCTCGATGCTGCCGCTCGCCGCGGCCTGTGTCGGCGTGCCGCCTATCGTGGCCGCACAGAGTGCCTGCAGTTCGCTCCTGCCCGCTGAATGGCGCGAGGGGGTGCCGGGCGCGGCCTTGCCGGCCGGTTCCACCGCTGGCGACTGGATCTCCTTCGCCGACGCGCAGACCGGGCAGCTCGACAAGGCCAACGATCGGACGCGCTCCGCGATCGGCATCGTGGAGCGCTGCGAGGCGCGTGACCGCGAGGCGGTGAAGCGCGCCCGCCGCAGGTTCCTGGGGGTGTTCTGATGGCTCTCCCGATCCCGCCCGCGGAGCGCCAGCGCCGCCTCGATGCGATCGCCGCGCATCCCACCATCGCCGCCGCCGCGCGCGCGCTGGGGATGCGGCCGCACGTCCTCACCCAGTGGGCGAGAAACGAGAAGGACCGGCCTGCGCCGCTGCCGGTTGCCCCCAGGCCGCCGGAAGAGCCGCTCGCCGCGCGCCAGGAGCGCAAGCTGCGCGACGAGATCGCCCAGCTCAAGGGGCAGCTTCGCGAGGCGCATGACGAATTGAACCAGGCCGAGGATCTGCGCGCCGCCGTGTTCGGCCTCGGCAAACCTGTCGACCCCGCCAGCCACCGGCTCGACCTCAGGCCGAAGAAGGGCGACCTGGGCGAGGCCGCGCTGCTGTTCCAGTCGGACGAGCAATGGGGCGAGGTTATCGACCTCGAGGAGATGGGCGGGCTCAACTGCTACAACCGGCATATCGCCGAGGCGCGCTATCGGCGGCTGATCGAGAGCGCGATCAAGTGCTCGCTGCCGCCCTATGCCCCGGCCCCGCCGCCGGTGTTCTTCTATTGCATGAGCGGGGATTCGCTGTCCGGTTCGATCCACGAGGAGCTGGCCGAGACCAACGACCTGTCCTCTATGCCAAGCTGCTGCGCTTCAAGCCCTCGCCGCCGGTCCAGTGGCTGCTCCACATCCACCCCGAGCGCGGCGTGACGACGCGCCGCCAGATCATGGTCGCCGCGCCCGGCGAGGGCTCGCTTTACGAGAGGAAGAGAGGGTGATTGAGGCGGCGGCAAGACTTGAACGTGCGGCCCGGATGTTGCGCGAGCGGCCCGTGCCGGTGCGGCACGCGGCGATCATCGAACTGCTGACCGAGGCAATCTTCGATATCGCCCAGACCAGCCCCTCCGACCAGGCGCACAAGGTCGAGATCATCGCCCGCGCGATGCGGGATTAGGGCTGCGAGTTGGCGTTGCGCAGAGCTTCCTGCTCGCGCCTGATCGTCTCGGCCATCGAGAGCTTCCCCGCGGGCAGGTAGATTTCGAGCGCGTTCATGCACGGTCCGTTCGCCAGCGCCTGGAGCGAGCGCGAGCCGAGGTCTGCGATCATCTCCACGCTGACGGATTGGCCCGGCCGGCACACGTCCTCGTCATCAAACGGGTTGCGCTTGCGGAGTCTGGCGTTGGCGATCTCTTCGCCCGCCTCCGAGCATCGGAGGCCGCGAACAAGGACCACGCTGCCCCACGCGATCGCCTCGCTGGCGATGCAGATCTTGATCCGGTCCCTCACCGGCACCATCCCCGCCGATCACCCCATCGCCGCGCCAGCCCCTCGCTGACGAGCTGCGCGCCGATGCCGCCCTGGTGATTGGCGAGGTGCGCGAGGGTGCGACCGTATCGGTCCTGCCCCTGCCGCGCAATCGTCACCCCGCCCTCGCGCAGTAAGGCGACGAGCCGGTCGCGCGCCTGACGGGCCCGCGCGCTCTCCGCCGGGCACTTGCCCTTCATCTCCGGCGCGTCGATGTCGGCGATGCGGATCTTCTCGCGGGCGATCCAGACGGTGTCGCCGTCGACGACGCAGGTGACGCGCTCGGCCGGCGGAGGCGGACAGGCGGCGATGGCGAGCGCGGTGATCAGGAACATCGTTTGAACATCCTCCGGGACTATTTCGGGACTTCTGCTGCCGGTTCCTGCCATGTTCCGCCGCACCGTGCCACGAAAGGCACTTCGTGCTTGCGCGGAAATGGCCGAAATCCTAGGGGCTCCCGAGTGTCGGGGAGTAGCGCAGTCCGGTAGCGCGCCTGCTTTGGGAGCCGATGGGCGATCATGCGCTTTCCCCAGCATTTCTGCGGGTTTCAAGGCCCTCCCCCGCCTGCGGTTCGGGACTATTCCGGGACTCGGCGGCGGCCATGCGGGCGCGCACGTCGTCTTCGCTGGTGTGGAAATAGCGGCGCGTTGTCCGGATGTCGGAGTGGTTCGCGAGGCGCTGGGCGGCCTCGATCGAGCCGAGGCGGGTCAGCGCGGTGTGGCGGGTGTCGTGGAAGCGGAAGCCCTCGACCCCGGCCTCTTTCAGCGCCTTTTTCCATTTGCGCTCCCAGCCCTGGCGGCTGAACGGGTAGCGCTCGCCCTTCTGGCGCGCGGGGCGATCCTTGCGTTTCGGCGCGCGGCGCTCGCACTCGTAAGTGAAGACCTGGGCGCAGGCCTTGGGCTGGGCCCGGATGATCGCGGCGAGGCGCGGCGTCAGCGGGAAGGTGTGGCGCTGGCCGCCCTTCACGCTCACCGTCGCGCGGCCGTTGACCAGGTCGACGTCCGACCAGCGCAGGGTGATGATCTCGGAGCGGCGCTGGCCGCTGATCAGCGCGAACTCGACGATCGGGGCGATGCTGGCGGGCAGGTGCGCGAAGAGCCGGGCTTCCTCCTCGAGCGAGAGGATGCGGGTTTCGGGCGCCTTCTCTTTGAGCCGGATCTGGCGCCAGTCGAGTTCGGGGACGTCATAGCCGCGCGCGGCGATCCAGTTGACGACGCGGCGCAGCAGCGCGGTCTCGCGGTTGACGCTGGCGTTGGAGACGCTCGCGCGGCGGCGGGCGATGTACTTGTCGAGGTCGGCAAGCCTCAGGTCGTGGAGCCAGCGGGTCTTGCCCAGCCCCTCGGCGAGGTTCGCGAGCTGGTATTCGGCGGTGTAGGCGCTGCGCAGGTGCTTGCCCTTCCCCTCGAACCAGGCACCGCACGCCTGATCGATGGTGATCGCGGGCCTTACCTCGATCCCGAGGGCGGCCTGTCGGCGGATTTCGGCTTCGTAGCGCTCCGCATCGCGTTTCGCCGTGCATCCCGTAGAGCCGTGATACCGACGACCTTTGAACTGGAAATCGTAATGCCACCGGCTGCTTTTGGCTGGGCGATAGACGGACATGGCGCTGATTCCTGACGGCTTTGCTGGGCGATGTAATCGGCCAGATCGTCCTCGCGGTAAAGGATGGTTCTGGGGGACGGCCGGACGTGGCGGATCTTCCCCGCGCTGCGCAGGGCGCGCAGGGTGCGCGGGGCGATGTGGAGCAGCGCCGCGGCCTCGGGCTCGGTGAGCATGGCCGGAAGCGTCGGGCTTGTCATGCTTCCGGGTCTCTGTTCGCCAGTTCGAGAAGGACGTCGGCGTGGCAGGGCTTGTCCTTGCGACACCAACACGCGAGGTTTTTTCCACGCAGCTCGTGCAGGCACGACCGGACGACAGCGCGCGATTTGATCTGAAGCTCCGGCTCGGCCTCGGTGGCGAGCAGCAGCCCACCTTGGAGCAGGATGGCGTAGAAATCGACACAATCGCGAGCGGTGCCATCCTCGCCGACCTTGAAGGGGTTGCCCCACTTCGTGGAGCGATCGACCTTCACCGTGTTCTCGGGCATCCGCCAGCCCTTGCGGCGGGAAAGCTGGATGCGCTCAGGCATGACCCGGCATCCCGTTGTGCTCGACGCCGTCGAGCATCCGGCCAGCGCGCTTTTTGCCGATCTTCACCGAGAAGCCGCCGAAATTGTCGTCCTGCCAGACGTGCCAGAGGCCGGGATTCTCTCCCCGATCGGCGCTGTTCGGGTGACCGCCGCCGTCGATCTCGCCATAGGGGAACCACTCGCCCCATTGCTTGAAAAAGAACGGCACGCCGGCGGCGGCGCACTGGTCGCGGAGAGAGCGGGCCCAGTCGGGGTGCATCGGGCGTGCGCCCGGGCCGCTCTCGCCGCCGACCACTACCCAGTCGAGGCCGACCGGTTTGTGATCCGTGCTCTCGAGCGGGATGTATCCAGCGATCGGAGCCAGATTTCCGCGAACCCGGCAGAGATCCACCGGCCCGAGCAGGGGTTCGGCGCTGATCCAGCGGATGGCGGCGGGGGTGGCGAGGAGGTCGGGGATGCGCTCGTCGGCGCGCTGCTGGTCCTCGACGCTGACGCCGAGCCAGACGTTCGGGAGGGGCCATTGTAGCGCCCCGCCTTCAACGCGCTCATCGAGACTGTAGGCCTCGGCCGCGACTTCGCACTCGCGATCAGGGCGGCCGAAGTAGTGGCGCATCCGCGCCGAGCGCTTCGTGAGCACCTGAAAGGTGTGCTGCGGGCAAAGCGCCATCACCGCGAAGATGCGGTCGATCCAGTCGTCGGGCACGCTCTCGTGGAACAGGTCGCCGTGGGCGCAGACGAAGATCATTCGCGGCTTCGTCCAGCGCAGGGGCTGGTCGAGCCATTCCTCGTTGAAGCGGACCTCACCGGTCCAGACCGGCCCGGCCTTGCTCGGCTGCGTCAAGCCGGCGCGGCTCGGGATGTGGGCGAGGCGCGTGCCGGCGAGCTGCATCGCGTAGCAGTTGGTGCAGCCGGGGCTGGCGAGGGAACAGCCGGTGATCGGGTTCCAGGTCGCCTCGGTCCATTCGATGTGCGTGCCATCGGCCATCACTCTTCCTCCTCGGCCCGGTGCGTGATGAACTCGCCGCTGCGGGTTTCGGCGAAAGGAGCGGTGTCGCGCCGTCCGGCTGCCATCGCCTCCTCGTCGGTCAGGCGCATCCGGGCCTCGACGATGTAGAAGGTCTCGCCGATGCCGTAATTGTCCTTGCCATCGCGGATGGCCTGTTCACGGGTGCCGCTGCCGATCATCTCGTCGTCGCTATCGTCGCAGCCGACGTACCAGCGCCAGTCGCCAAGCTTTGCTCTGGTCATCACTCTTCCTCCTCGGTTGCGGGGGTGCGCGGGTCGGCCTCCGCGAGCTCTTTGCGGGCGTTGGCGGCCCAGCGGAGCATCAGGTGCTCGCCCTTGTCGTGGGTGCAGCTGGCGGTGACGCCGCCGAGGCGCATGGTGTTAGTGAGGCCATCGATGAAGCTCGCTCCGGCCTCGATCAGGGCGGCGCGCGTTTCGGGTGTGCGCCAGTCCCAAGCGTCGGCATCGTTGACGACTTTGATGATGGCGAGCCCGGCCTCGAGCTTCTGGCGGCGTGCAGGGGTCATTGGATACCGCTCCGTTGCTGGCGAGCGAGGTTGACCTCGACGATCGCGCCGAGCCACTCGATCGCGAGCGACCAGCCCTCGAACCAGCGGCGGCTGTCGTCGGACGCCCCGCCCCAGCGCTGAATGCTGATGCGCGGGATCATGTGGCTAGGCATGGGCGGCGCTCCGGTCGGCCAGAGCCGCGCGAGCCTCGGCAAGTTGGGCGGTGAGGTCGGCGATATCCGCCTGCGCATCGATCAGCAGGTGGTAGATGTGCGCGCGGCTGCATTCGTTGGCGATCACGCAAGGCTTGATCGCGGGCCAGTTCCGGCGGCTCATGCTGCCACCTGCAGGGTCTGCGCGCCGGTCTCGACCTTGGTGATCGCGGCGAGCATGCTGGCCACCTCCTCGGCGTTCTCGGCGAGGCGCTCCGCCAGTGAATGGGCGCTCGCTTCGTTGATTGCGCCCGTCGCGGCGAGCCAGATCGCAAGCTCGGCGCGGTGTGCATCGCGGGCCGTCGTGTGCAGCTTGCCGCTGCTGTCCTGGTAACAGGTGATCGCGGTCACCATCAGCTGATCTCCGAGATTACGGCGCCGAGCGCCGGGATGAACATCTGCACGGCCGCGAGGCCGGCAAGCAGGAAAGCGGCGCGTTGCCAGCGCTGCTCGGAGCGGGCGGCGGGGCTCACCGCGTCACCACCGGGAAGGCGGCGCAGGCGAAGTTCGCCCAGGCGAGGAAGACGATCAGCGCGATCGTGGCGACGAGGGGGCGGAGGCCATTCATGCGGCGGCCCTCCCCTGCCCGAAGGTCGACCAGTCGATCGGGGGTGCGCCGAGGGCGTCGGCCAGCGCGATCAGGTCCCGCGCTTTCTGTTCGGCGCGAAGGTCGCGGACGCGCTTTTCGCTGCGGGCAAGCGCCGCGTCGCGGGCGTCGGCGAGCTCGGCCAGGACGTTTTCCCACCTGATGCCGTAAGAGCGGCAGAAGGCCTCCGCGCTGGGGAGGAACATCTTGCGGTGCGGATAGATCGCCTCGACCTCGATCGCGGCGCAGACCTCGCGCGGCAGATCACGGCCGACGCCGGCAGCGAGCGCGATGGCCAGCCAAAGGCGCAAATTCTCGTTGGCGGGATCACCCGGCCAGCTGTCGCCCATTTCGCGAGCCAGCTTGCGGGCGGCGGTGAGGCGACCGTTGAAGTGTTCGAGCGCGATCTGACGGATGCCGGGGCTGGTGCGGATCATCGTGTCCTCCAGCAGGGAGCAATCGGTGCGGGATTTCCTGACATAGGTTCCTCCTTTAGATTGGAGACCTAATACGGAATTTATCCCGCGTCAATCATCAATACGGGATTTGTCCCGCTCGACCGAGTGCGCAAGGACGTTGCAGGGTCAAACTTACTCGGCCGCGCAGGGCCGAAGAGGGGGTCGCATGACGAAAGCATTTACAGAACGGCCGCGCTGGCAACGCTGGCTGATGATCATCGGTTGGATCTTCATCGCCCTGGTCGTGCTGACCATCATCGCCGGGCAAAGCCAGAGGTCGGCATCTCCTGCCGATCTGTCGGCCTATCGGCAGGCATTCGCAAGGCTTGCCCTCCCTTGCGACGCGGCGCAGATGCGGGTCGGAGCGAGCTTGCAGGATATCTCGGGAGACTCAGTCGGCGCGGCTCAAGCGGTCCAAGCGATGGATGCTGGTTGCACCGCCGCATGGCTCGGGATCGGGGATCTCGAAAGACCCGACGGTCTCAGTGGCGCGCAAGACGAGCTGGCCGACAAGGTTGAGCTCGAATGCAAGCAGTCATTCTATCTTCGAAAGAAGCTGGCGGAAGCATTGCTCCCCGTCGTTGACGGAGATCGGCGGCCGAGCGTCATGGCGGGCTTGCAATCCGGGATGACTAAGATGAAGGCCGCCAGCGATGCCTGTGGGGCGGCGCTCGATGCGCTGGCCCCGAGCGCTGCCACATCGGGCTGATCAGCCGAAGAGCAGGTCGGTCTGCTGCAGTATGCGGTGGAGGCGCTTCACACGGGAACGCGGCACAGCGAAGATCGCCGGCGGGTTAAACTGCTCGAGCACGATTTCGCGGCTGTTGGTGCGCACCAGTCGCTTGACGATCACGCCGACCACGGCGTCTTCGTCGCCATCGGTGAGCTGTACGAGCACGTAGTCTCCCCGCGCCGGTGGGCGGGTCGGATCCACAAGTCCGATCTCGCCCGGCTCGTAGCGCGGCATCATGCTCTCGCCGTGGAAATAGATCGCATAGAGATCGCGACCCGCGAAGACCTCCGGTCGGTTGATCATGCGCACGGGGTGCTCGGGATCGAAACTCGAGCGCTCGATCTCTAGCAACTTGCCGGTCTCGTCCTGGACCGTGATGCTGGCGCAGTCACCGGTGCCGACAAGGGGAATGCGCGGCAGATCGTTCAGTGGGCCTCGCCAGTGGATCGTCTGATCTGACACGCCCACTTCACTCAGGATCGGTTCGGGGTTGTTCACCGTGCCGAGCAGATAGTCGACGCTGGTGCCGAGCTCCTCGGCCAGGCGGCGGATATTGTCGGCCGTAGGCAGGTGGCCTTTCCGCTTCACGTCGCGAAGCAGATCCGGCTTTCCCGTGATCGCCATCGACAGCTGTCGAAGACTGACGTTCTCCGGGCGCAGGTGCTCGATGCGCGCAAAGAAGCGATCAGAGGCGGCGCTGTCGCGTGGTTCGGGCATGGGCGACTTATCGCTTTCCACCATCCCGGCGGACAGCGGGACAATTCCCGTTGACAGGGGCGGGATATGCCCCCCATATGATCCCATCATGGATCAAGCTTCACTTCTTCGGCTCCGCGCCCACCTGCTTCTTGTGGCCGACCTTTGGGCGGCCCGAACCGACCGCTCGACCGGTGCGCTGTCGAGCGTCGTCACGAACAATGGCCGCTCGCTCGAGCGTCTGCGTGACCCGGCGAACAGCGTCACCGACGCGACGCTCGAGAAGTTCGCGCGATTCCTCGTCGATCCGGCAAACTGGCCCGACGGGAGCGTTCCGCAAGAGGCTGTCGATCTGGCTCATCGGGTCGGTGTTACCCCTGATGGCGCGTCGCTGTCGCCGGGAATTGCCGACGATCTTTCCCGGGAGGAGCTGGCCGCATGACGCCGAACGGTCCTCTCAAGCTGGCGGTCCGCGCCGCGATCAAAGCGTGCGGCGGGATCAAGAACGCAGCGCATGTCTGCGGCGTCTCGGAGACGCAGGCGGGTCGCTGGAACTGCCTCACCGACCATGACCTCCCCTTGCGCGAATACTGCCACCTGATCGACGAGGCGGCGATGGCGCACACCGGGCGTGCGCCGATCCTCGAGGAGATGGCGCGCCAGCTGGGGCATGTCGCCTTCTGCCTGCCCGAGGGGCATGGCGCTGGTCAGGCGGTCGCCGTCCAGCTGGCCGAGGCGACGGCGGAGTTTGGCCAGATCGCGCAGGCGGTGGTGGCGGGCCTCGCCGATGGTCGGCTCGACGTTTCCGAGAGCGCAACGGTCGCGAAGGAGATTGATGACGCGATGCGCTCGCTCGGGCGGCTGCGCGCGATCGTGATCGATGACGAGCTGCGGCTCGGCGTGCGGGCGTCCTAGCATGATGGAGCGGGGGACAGCCTTGCAGCGCACGGCGTCGCGCAGCGCAGCGGCAGGCGGGAAGGACGCCGATACCTTTTCCCTGACGCTGGGGCTGGTCACGCCGCTCACCGAGCTCGAGGCGTGGTTCGAGAGCGCCGCGCCGAACGCCAAGGCGATCTATGCGGTCGGCCTGGCCTTGCCGCGCAGCGAGCCCGCCGTGCTGCAGGTGAAGCGGTGGATCGAGGCTGGCGAGGTCCGGCCCTTCCAGCGTCGCGATCCGCTGGACGGGCGTCGCTGGCAATTCCTGATCGAGCGGGTCGACACCGCGAGCGCCCGCGCCCGCGAAGTGCGGCCCGATCTGAGCGCCCAGCAGCTGATCGCGCTGCACCGCGAGCTGGTTAACGCCGCCGGCCAAGGCCTGCCCTGCCCGAGCCGATCACAGCTCGCCCAAGCGATCACCGGCCAGAGCGACGACAAGGCCAGAAAGCGGGTGAGCTACCTTATGAAGCGGCTCGAGGCCGACGGAAAGATCGCGCTGCAGCCTGCCCCGATCGGCGCGCAGCATGGCCCGACGGTGACGATCCTGACCGGACGTCACGCGGGCAAAGCAACAAGGAGGATGGCGTGACGATCAGTGTCAATGCGGGCGAACTTGCCCGGGCGATGAAGCTTGCATCGCAGGTGGTGGATAAGCGGAACTCGATGCCGATCCTCAGCAACGTGGTCTTCGAGGCCGGTGCCAACTGCCTGTCGATCGTCGCGACGGAACTCGATGCCGATCCTCAGCAACGTGGTCTTCGAGGCCGGTGCCAACTGCCTGTCGATCGTCGCGACGGATCTCGACCTCCAGCTCAAGCAGGATCTGCCTGCGACCAGCGATGGCGCATTTGCGATCACGATCCCGGCATACCGGCTGACCGCGATCGCCAATGCCGTGAAGCCTGATGCACAGCTCACCTTCGTGCTGCAGGAGGGACAGCGGGTCGCGATCAAGTCGGGTCGGAGCCGCTGGGTGCTGGCGACTTTGCCGCGCGACGATTTCCCGCGGATGCCGCTCCCGACGACGGACCGCAAGCTGGCCTTCAAGCCCGCCGATCTTGCCGAGCTGGTCAATCGGGTGACGCCGTTCCGGAGCACTGAACAGACGCGCTATTACCTCAACGGTCCGCTCTGGCATGGCGAGGCGGGCAAGATCGCGCTCGCGGCGACGGACGGCCACCGCCTGATGCGGGCGCAGCTCGACGTCGACTGGCCCGAGGACGCGCCGGAAGTGATCCTGGCGCCCAAGGCCTGCAAGCTTCTCGGGACGCTCGGCGAGGAGGTCGGCGACCTGCGGCTCGCCTGGGACCAGTCCCGCGTGGGTGTTGCGGTTGGCCGGATCGAGATCATCGCCAAGGTGATCGACGGCACCTTTCCCGACTATCGCCGTGTCATCCCCAGCAAGATCGACACGCCCTTGCGCATCGAACCCGAGGAGCTGCGCGGCGCCATTTCGCGGCTCCTGGTCGCGGGAGACCGCCCCGACAGCGCGGTGCTCATCGATCCCACCGATGGCGGCGTGACGCTGGCCATGAAGGCCTCTGACGCGCTGGCCGACGCCGCCGAGGACGTCGCCTGCGAGGCCGGCTCGCAACCCGCGACCGCCTTCAACGCCCGTTACCTGTTGGAGATGCTCGCCGCCATCGGCGGCGACACGGTCGAGATCCACATGGCGGATGGCCGCGCTCCGGCGCTCATCGTCCGCACCGTCGAAGATAGCGCGGTCGGCACTGTCATGCCGATGGGTCGCTGAAGGAGGATTGGACATGGTGACGATCGAAGTGTGTTGCCCTCAGTGCAAGTGCGAGTTCGAGGTCGATGAGGTGGAGAATGTCTCGCTCCGTGATGCCATCGAAGACGCCGTCGATGAGGCGGTCGACCAAGAGCAGAACAAGGCCGACAGCAGCTTCTATGCCGCCGAGGAACCGCTTGATCCCGCTACCTGCCGGTTGCTGGGCGACCTTGCCTGTGCAGTGCGTGTCGGGGATCGCGGGGAAGCCGAACTGCTTCTCGACCGCATCGCCGAGGAGATCGGCGGCCTGGCGCAGCACGAGGTGTCGGTGGGCCGCTTCCGCCGCAACCCCCTGCTGGCGGCCTGATCATGGCGGCGGCGCAGCACAATGGTGAGCGGCGGTTCCGGGCGTTCGCTCGGCCGCAGGGCTATCCCGACCTCCGTCTTCCGGGTGGGGTCGTGGAGATCCACGAGCGGCCCGCGCATGGCCCTCAGAAGCTGAGGGTGCTTGGCCGCGCCGAGGCCGAACAGCTGCATGCCGAACTAGGGGCGGCGCTCCGGGCGTTCGATCTGGCTAGGGATATTGCGCGCGACGTCGCGGCGGAGATCGGCGATCGCCCGCGCGCCTATACCGGCCCCGATCCGATCCGCGGCCAGACGCTCGCCGATGTGGATGCGATCGAGCGCGGGGAGGCGGCCTGATGGCGCGGACCTTCTCGCGCGAGGCGATGAAGCCGGTGAAGGGAACGCTGGCTGTCATGCAGTATTGCCTGCCGGATCAGCTCGAGATCGATCCGCGCTACCAGCGCTCGATCGAGAACGCCGAGAGCCAGGCCCTGATCGTTGACATCGCGCTCAACTGGCATTGGGGCCGTGCCCAGGTGCTGACTGTCTCCCGGCGGGATGGCAGGCTGTATGTGGTCGACGGCCAGCATCGTCTCGCGGCGGCCAAACTGCGCGGTGATATTCAGCAGCTGCCCTGCCTGATCGAGGAATTCGTCGACGTCGCGGAGGAAGCGGCGCTCTTCAACGACCTCAACGACAAGCGCCGACCGGTCTCCGCGATCGACAAGTTCCGTGCAGCGGTGGTCGCGGGGGACGCGAACTGCGTGGCGATCGGCGCGGCGATGGAGCGCGCGGGCCTGACGCTTGCCCCGCATGGCAACCCCAACTTCTGGCAACCCGGGCAGGTCGCCAATATCGGCGGGATCCGAGCCGCCTGGAAGACCCATGGTGCAGCCGCGACCGAGCTGGCTCTCACGCTGATGGCCAACGCCTTTGCGGGCAAGGTCCTCAGCTATGCCGGCACGATCTTCCCCGGTCTTGCGGCGGTGTGTGCCGGCAAGCCGGAAGAGGACACCATCGACGACAAGGGGCTTTCTCAGCTGATCGCTGCGCTCAAGACGAAGACGCAGGGCCAATGGCGCTCGGCCGTTCTCGAGGAGATGGCGGCCTCGGGCGTGGGGCGCGTCGCGGCGATGTCGCACGTCCTGCGCAGCGCGATGGCGCGCGGATCCTCCATGTCGGCCGTCGGCAATGCCGGTCGCGCGGAGCCTGCCCCTCCGATGCCCTACCTCGGTGTTCGCTCTGTGCCCCTTGTCGGCGCTGGCGGCGGGGCTGCCTTCGGCGACGGCTACGAGAAGCGCAAGGCCGGGTCGGAATTCTGCGGCCAGTGCGAAAAGCTTCGTGCGCCCGAGGAGGCGAAGCGGTGCAAGAGCGCCTGGTGCAAGCTGCGGGATATTGCCGCGTGAGCAATCCCTTCCCCGCCGGTCCCTATTCTCTGGTCTTGGCCGATCCGCCCTGGGCGTTTCGGACCTTCAATGCCACCCGGCGAACACCGACCCAAAAGAGGTTTCGCGAGGCTGAGGATCACTATCCGACGATGACTTTCGCGGAGATGGCGGCTTTGCCGGTGGCCGACATGGTCGCCAAGGACGCCCTGCTCGCAATGTGGGTGGTCGGCTCGCACCTCGACGAGGCGCTGCGCCTTGGCGAGGCGTGGGGCTTCAGCTTCTGCACCGACCTGTTCTGCTGGATGAAGCAGAAGCTCGTTGCCGCGCAACAGACCGATCTGTTCACCGGCGACATTCCCGAGCCGCGCATTTCGATGGGTTATCACACCCGGAAGCAGAAGGAGGACTGCTGGCTGTTCAAGCGCGGCAAGGCCCTGCCGGTTTTCGCGCACGACGTCCGGCAGGTGATTGTGGCGCCAAGCGTCGGTCACAGTCGCAAGCCGCCCGAGCAATATGCGCGCCTGGAGCGCCTCTACGGCCTGGTGCCGCGCATCGAGATGTTCGCCCGCAACACCGCCGCTGGCTGGGATTCGTGGGGCAACGAAGTCGGCAAATTCGATCTGGGTGAAGCGGCCTGAGGCCGCAACGGGAGGGTTCACTTGCTTTCGCAGCAGTTTCTCGACGAGGTGCAGGCGCGCGCGACGATGTCGGCGTTGGTCGGCAAGCGCATCCAGCTCAAGCGCAACGGGCGCGAGTGGAAGGCGTGCTGTCCGGTCCACAACGAGCAGACGCCGAGCTTCTACGTCAACGATGACAAGGGCTTCGCGCATTGCTTCGGTTGCGGGTTCCATGCCGGGCCGATCCGCTGGCTGACCGAGGTCGAGGGGTTCGATTTCCTCGATGCGGTGAGGCACCTGGCCGAGAGCGCCGGGATGGCGATGCCCGAGCGCAGCCCGGCCGCGCAGGAGCGGGCGGCGCGGGTCGCGGGGATCCGGCCGGCTCTCGAGGCGGCGCAGGCGCTGTTCGCGCAGAACCTCTCCACTTCGTTGAGCGTCGAGCACTACCTCGAGAAGCGCGGCGTCTCGCGCGAGCTGGCCGCGGCGTTCGGTCTTGGCCTTGCGCCGGAAGGGCGCAGCTATCTCGATCGTGCCGGTATCGCCGAGGCCGATGCGCTCGCTGCTGGCCTGATGTGGCAGCGGGATGACGGCAGGGTCGGTCCGCGCTTTGTCGGCCGGATCATGGTGCCGGTGCATGACGCGCGGGGTCGGATCGTCGGTTTCGGCGGCCGGGTCGGGACGCGCGCGCCGGAGGGCGCACCGAAATATCTCAATTCCCCGGAGTCCGAGATCTTCGACAAGGGCCGGCTGCTTTTCAACCTCCACCGCGCCGCGCCCGCGATCCGGGCGGCGAAGCGCGCGTTGGTGGTCGAGGGCTATTTCGACGTGATCGCGCTCGCCGGGGTCGGCATTGCCGAGGCGGTCGCGCCGATGGGCACGGCGCTGACCGAAGCGCAGCTCGAGCGGCTCTGGCAGCTGGTGCGCGCGCCAATCCTGATGTTCGACGGGGATGCGGCCGGTCGCAAGGCGGCGCGGCGAGCCTGCGAGCGCGCCCTGCCCGGCCTCGCGCCCGACCGCACGCTCAAGGTGGCGCTGCTCCCCAAGGGTCAGGATCCGGACGATCTGGCGCGCGCCGAGGGTGCGCGGGGGATCGAGGCGGTGCTCGAGGAGGCGATGGGGCTCGCCGCCTTCCTGTTCGCCTCGGTCGCCGAGGGTGTGAGCCCCGACGCTCCGCCCGAGGATCGTGCGGCGGTGTGGCAGGAGCTGGTGGCGCTAGCCGAGCAGATCGCGCACGAGGAGCTGCGCGCCGAATATCTGGCGACCTGGCGATCGCGCTATGAGCGGCTGATCTCGGGCGTTGAGCGTGCCGGCCGCGAGGCGGTCCTCTCGACGGTGCATCCGACCGAGGCGACCGGCACCCGGTGGACTGGCGATGAATACAAGTTCCCCGAGAGCGAGGACGATTCCGAAAAGCGATTGATCTGGTTGGCGCGCAGGCTGGTTGAACTGCGGTTGGAAGAGCAGCGCCTGCTCGAGCCGATCCGTGAAGAGCGCAAGTTCGTGCGCGAGCTTGCCAAGATGTCGGGCATCAGCCGGGCTCCGCTGGACGCGGCGGTGAAGGCGATCCTCGCCGATCTGGCCGAGGGATCGAGCGCGGGGCGTCATCTGACCGAGAGCGAGATGGTGCTTTATCGCCGCGTGCTGGGCATCGAGGGTCCGCTGACCGAGGCGCTGCTGCCGGTGGTGATCGATGCAAGCCGCTCGGCTGCCCCGAAGGCGATCACCGGACCCTCCGCGCCTCCGCGCGCCGCCGCGGCGCTCGCATGGCATGATGCGGGGGGGATGTGATGGCGGGGCGTTTCTGGCTGATGTTGCAGGAGCCGCGCAGGGTCCCCGAACGCAAGGGGCCTTGGCCGATGGCCGACACATTGAAGATTTTGCGGGAATTCATGGCAGCTCGCCCTGGCGCTTACATCACGATCCTGACCGTCGATGAGGAGGGGGTTCCCTGGGTCCAGCACGGCCCCGAGTGGCTTGAGATGATGGACGGTCGCTCGCGCTCGGTCGTGCGGCGCCACAACCGCAGTGTCCTCTCCGCCCATGTGGCCCGTCATGCGGAGGAGCCGGCATGAGCACCGCTCCTGAAGACCAGCCCCCGCACCCCCTCGGTGACGGCTCGGGGGAAGCTCCGAACGGAACGGGCGGCGCTGCTGACCCGAAGGAGGGGGGGCAGGGGAAGAAGGTCGTTGCACTCAGGCCCCTTGCCGACGCCGATCTCGACCGGGTCTGTGCACGCTTCCCGATGACGGACCTCGGCAATGCCGAGCGCTTCGTGCACCGCTATGGCAATGATTTCCGCTTCTGCGCCGAGCTGGGCTGGTTCCGCTGGGACGGCCGGCGCTGGCTGCTGCTGGGCGAGGAGCCGCGCGCCCTGCCGCCCGAGGTGATGCAGGCCCTGTTCGCCACGATGCGCGCGATCAAGAACGAGGCGCAGCTGGTGCGCGCGAGCGGCGAGCGGCCCGAGCCCCCCGCCTATCTCGCCGGCGAGGCGCTGGCCGCCTTCGAGCGCGAGCATGCCGGCAAGATGGACTTCGTCGTCGACTGGAAGCGCAACATGGCGGTGATGTATTCCGACAAGCTCGCCGAATGGGCGCGCTCGTCTGAGGCGGCGGGGAAGATCGCGGCGGCCGGTGCGCTCGCCAAGAGCATGAGCCAGATCGTCGCCCAGGTGCAGGAGTTCGATGCCGAGCGGATGGCGATCAACGTGCTCAACGGGACGCTCCGCATGGAGCAGGCCCGGCGCAAGCGCCGGCCCGAGGATGTCGCCGCCGGGAAGAGCGAATGGCACATGGTCTGGACACTGCGCCTCGACCCGCATCGCCGCGAGGACTTCATCACCAAGGTCGCCGATGTCGAATACCGGCCGAACGCCAAGGCACCGACCTATGAGGCCTTCCTCGCGCTGGTGCAGCCCAAGGCCGAGATGCGGCGCTTCCTCGCCCAGTGGGGCGGGCTGTCGATGACGGGCAACACCGGGGAGCAGAAGCTGGCCTTCTTCTACGGTGGCGGCTCGAACGGCAAGGGGACGTGGGTGGAGACGATTGCGCGGATCGCGGGCGACTATGCCGGCGCGGTCAAGATCGCCTCGCTGCTCGACCAGGGCAAGCAGAGCGGGGATGCGGCGACGCCCGCCATCGCCAGCCTGCCCGGGGTGCGGTTCCTGCGCGTTTCCGAGCCCAGCAAGGGCGCGGTGCTCGACGAGGGTCTGGTCAAGGAGCTGACCGGCGAGGACCCGGTGCGCGCGCGGCATCTCAACAAGGGCTTCTTCACCTTCTTCCCCGAGTTCAAGATCACGATCTCGGGCAACAACAAGCCGGTGATCAAGGACACCAGTGACGGCATCTGGCGACGAATGCAGCTCGTGCCGTGGGAGGCCGACATCCCGCCCGAGCAGCGCGACAAGGGGCTGAAGGACAAGCTCTATGCCGAGCGCGAGGGCATCTTCGCCTGGCTGATGCGCGGGCTTTGCGACTGGAAGAAGCACGGGCTGATCGAGCCCGAGGACGTGCGGCTCGCCACCAGCGAATACCGCGACGACAGCGACACGATCGGGCGGTTCCTGCGCCAGACCTGCGAGCTGGGCGAGGACACCCGCGCCCGGCCAATGCGGGTGCGCAAGGGCGACCTCTTCGAGCTCTATCAGGCGTGGTGCCACCAGACCGGCTCCTACGAGATGGCCGAGCGGGCCTTCTCGAAGGAAATGGCGGGCAAGCGCTTCAAGGAGAAGCACTCGAACGGTGCTTGGTGGATCGGGGTGCGGCCGACGGTCGAGCTGCAGGATCTCAAGGACGGACGCTGGACGGCGGCCGACGAGGTTCGCGAGGCCGACGACGGGGCCGGCGGACGGGCGCTCGACGACTGGGATTCGTGGTCGTGAGGGCGTGCTGTTGCCTTCCACCGGGCCGTTTCCGGCGCGGTTTGATCGCCCGCTTCGCTCCATTGGAGGCAAAATGGAGCTTCCGGGAAGTGCGTTTGGAGCCGGTTTTCGGCGGAATTCCGCGCGTCTGGAGGAATGGAGGCAAATCGCCAGCCCCCTCGTATGTGCGGGCGCGGGTGCGCGGGGGTGACTGCATATTTCCCTCCATTCCTCCATTTTCTCCAAAAGGAAGTGGCGAATGATGACTAAGCTATTGGCTTTATTGGTTTTTCGAGGGGTCAGGGAAATGGAGCAAAGCAAGGCGCGGAGGTTTGGCGGATGGCGGTGAGGGTTCTGACGCTGGCGGATGCCCAGGCAGGGTTGGCCGAGCTGCGCGATCTTGAGTGGCGGGCGCGTTCGGGTGGCCGATCGCATGCGGTTTCGCCCTGGGCGAAGGACGGGCCGTGGCATCTGGCGCAGGCGACCGGCGAGGACGTCGCGGCCGGCAATGCCGAGTATTCGGAGACGCTGCTCACCAACGCCGCAGGCAAGGAGCTGCTGGTCCGCAAGGTGGACAGCCTGCGGCCGCGCAGCCCGCTTTCCATGCGCGAGACCGACCGGCTCGAGGAGCTGCGCGGATGGCTTGAGCTGATCGAGGAGCCGCTCGACCGCGAGATCGTCTGGGCGGCGAGCTTTCACCTGTGGCGGGGCGAGCCGATCGACTGGCCGCACATCAAGCGCCGCCTCGCCTATCCGCACAGCCGCGAGCGGCTCGGGCGACGCTATCGCGAGGCGCTGGCCAAGCTGGTGTGCCGGTTGAACGGCGTGCCCAAGCGGCACTTCCGCGCCCTGCTGGCGCGCGAAGGGGTTGCTTTCGCTGACCTTCTCGACCGTTGAAAGGCGCGGAAATTGTACACTGGCGCGGCTGTCAACGGTCTAGTTTTTCTCGACCGTAAATATCGTGGTTCCGCTCGACCGTCTGCGCGAGGTATCCCGGAGATAGCTTGAACGCATGCGTTCGGGCGAGACACGCAGGGCCGTCGTCTGGTCACCCCCCGTGCCGGGTGGCGGTCCTGATGCGGGGTGATTGGTCTCTCTTCCCATGAACTTGCGCGAGCTCATCCTGTGACGGTGATCGGTCGATTGCCTGGACGGATGGGCCGCGCGCCTGTTCGGGTGGCAAGGCTGCCGAAGAAGGCCGAGAGCTTCTACCAGTCGGCCGAGTGGAAGGCCTACCGCAAGGCTCATCGCGAGCGGACGGCTCGGGATCAGGGCGGGGTCTGGTGCTCGGTCTGTGGATCGCGCCACAAGCTCATCCTCGACCATGTGATCGAGCGCAGGGACGGCGGACCGGACTTCCCCCCTCACGATGGGGCGAAGTGGTATTGCGGCGGCTGCCACAATGCGAAGACGGCGCGGGCGAGGCTCGCGCGGATGACGCAGGTCACGGGAAGGCGGGGGGTGGTCGAAAGTTCAGAGGGATGAACGCCGGGAAACCGCCGTCCATCTCATTCGCAGGTTTTTTTTGGGCTCAGGAGTTTTCGGACATGGGTGAGACTGTTGCGCTCGACCTGTTCGGCAACCCGGTGCCGCAAGTGCGGGGTCCTGGTCGTCCGGCACACGTCGCAACGGCGGAAACGCGTGCTTTCGTCAACATGCTCTTCGTATGTGGTCACGACGTGATGTCGGTGGCGAAGACCCTGGGGCTGTCGCGGACGGCATTTTACGAACACTACCGCGCCGAGATCGGCGAGCGGAAATTGGCGGCCCTGAAGTTCAAGGGTCATCAGATGATCCGGCTCAACCGGCTCGCCCAGGAAGGCAACGTCGCCGCCGAGAAGGCGCTGGCCGGAATGATCGCGGGCGAGCAGCTCAAGGCCCTAGGCCAGAAGGTCGAGCGGCGGACCGCGCCGACGCCGGCACCGAAGGGTAAGAAGGAGCAGCAGCGCGAGGCCGCCGGCAATGTCGGCCCGCGGTTCGCGCCGCGCGAGGCGCCCTCGCTCTTGATGCAATGACGGCCGCACCGTGAAGTGGTCGACCGCCTGCCCTGACTGGCGCGAGCGGATCGTCGCCGGGACATCGCTGGTGCCACTGGCGCCGCTGTTTCCGGAGAAGGCCAAGGACGCGCTGGGCGTGTTCTGCAGCCTGCAGGTCACCGACCTGCCGAAGAAGAAAGACGGCACCTGGCCGACTCTCGGTGAGGTGGTCGACGAGGATGTTCTCGATCTCGTCGGTGCCATCTTCGGCGCCGAGGATCCGAAGACGGGGCGGCGGCTCATCCGCCGCTTCATGCTGCTGATCAGCAAAAAGAACGGGAAGTCGACGATCGCGGCGGGCATCATGCTCACCGCTCTGATCATCAACTGGCGACACAACGCCGAGCTGATGATCCTCGCGCCGACGATCGAGATCGCGGGGAACAGCTTCGCTCCGGCGTGCGGCATGGTTCGCGCGGATCCGGAGCTGAGTGCGCTGCTCCACATCATCGAGAACCGGCGTGTCATCAAGCACCGGGTCACCGGGGCGGAACTCAAGATCATCGCCGCAGACAGCGACACCGCCTCGGGCAAGAAGGCCGGGATGGTGCTGATCGAGGAGCTCTGGCTGTTCGGCAAGAAGCCGAAGTCGGCCGCGATGCTCCGCGAGGCGCTGGGTGGGCTTGCCGCTCGCCCCGAGGGCTTCGTGCTGTTCGTCACGACGCACTCGGATGAGCCGCCGGCGGGCGTCTTCAAGACCGAGCTCGCTTATTTCCGCGATGTGCGGGACGGGGTGATCGACGATCCAGAGACGCTCGGGGTGCTTTACGAGTGGCCCGAGGAGATGCTCGAAGAGCAGGCGTTCCTCGATCCGGAGAACTTCTACATCACCAATCCGCACCTGGGGCGGTCGGTGACCCGCGAATATCTCGAGGCAGAGCTTGCCAAGGAGCAGCGGGGCGACGGCGAAGGGTTGCAGATCTTCCTCGCGAAGAACCTCAACGTCGAGATCGGCCTGAGGCTGCGCCGGGATCGCTGGATGGCGGCGGATTACTGGGAGGACGCGACCGAACCCGGCTTGACCCTCGAGCAGCTGATCGAGCGCTCCGAGGTGATTGTCGTCGGCCTCGACGGTGGAGGCGCGGACGACCTTTTCGGGCTCGCTGTCGCGGGCCGCGAAGCGAAGACGGGGATATGGCTGGTCTGGTGCCATGCGTTTGCCCGCCGAGTCGTGCTCGACCGGCGCAAGGACATCGCCAGCCTGCTCGAAGGCTTTGCCGCCGACGGCGATCTGACCCTGACCGACACCGGCCAGGAGATCGTCGACCTGGTGGCGCGGCGGACGGTCGCCTTGCGCGAGACGATGAAGATGCCCGAGGTCGGCGCGGTCGGCCTCGATAGTTGGGGCATGGGGACGCTGGTCGATGCTCTCGTCGCGTCTGGCTTCGAGACCTATGACGAGGTGACCCGCAAGGGCGGCTCGATCGCCTCGGTGCGGCAGGGTGTCGGCCTGACCGGCACGATCAAGACAGTCGAATTCAAGCTGGTCGACGGGATGCTGCGCCATTGCGGCAGCCCCCTGATGGCCTGGTGTGTATCCAACGCGAAAGCCGAGCTGCGCGGCAGCAACCTCTACATCGCCAAGGAGCGTGCGGGTGTGGCCAAGATCGATCCTCTGATCGCGATGCTCAACGCGGTGCAGATGCTCGAGCTCGGCCCGGTGGCAGCCGGTTCTCGGGAGTCGGTCTATGAAACTCGGGGGCTGCTGGTAATCTGATGGCAGACTTTATCAGCTGGCTGGGCTCGCCCTTCGTGAGATCGGGGCCTTCGGCCAATCCGTCTCCTGCTGCCGCGCCTGCGCATGGCGCGGTCAAGGCTTACGAGACGTATGATCTTTCATCGATCGAATCCTCGGAGAAGCTTGCGAGCTTCCTGCGCGGCGGATTGGCGAGCCTCGCGGGCAAGCCGGTCACCGAGGCCTCGGCGATGGCCAACGCCACGTTCAACAGGGCGGTGACGGTCACGGCGTCGACGATCGGTCACCTGCCGCTGAACCTTTTCCGCCGAGCGGCAAACGGGGACATCGAGAAGGCCAAGGATCACCCGGTCCACCGGCTTCTGCGGATCCGGCCGAATGCAGCGCAGACGCCTTACCAGTTCAAGAGCTACATGCAGGGCCGGGCGCTGCTCAAGGGTGACGCCTTTGCCTACATCGTGCCGGGCGTGCGCGGGCCGCAGGCTCTCTGGCCACTCGATCCGGACCGGATCACTGTCGAGCAGGCTGCCGATTTCAGCCTGAGCTACCGCTATGATGCACCCAAGGGCGGCGAGCGCGTCTATGAAGCGCGGCAGATCTTCCATCTGCGCGCGCCCTGGAGCACCGACGGCATTCGTGGCGTGGGCCTGCTCAAGCTGGCCAAGGAGGCGCTCGGCCTCGCCAACATCAGCGACGAGGCGGCGGCGCGCATCCTGCGCAACGGTAGCTATGTCGGCGGGGTTTTGCAGCACCCCAACACCCTGTCGGCCGAGGCGCAAGCGCGGCTGAGGGACCAGTTCGAAGAGCGCTTTTCCGGGGTCGAGAACCGCGGCCGCTGGATTGTCGCCGAGGAAGGCCTTGAGGCCAAGTCGATCGGAGTGAGCGGCAAGGACGCCGAGGGTCTCGCCCAGCGCCAATATCAGGCCGAGGAAGTTTCGCGCTTCACGGGCGTACCGAGGCCGCTTCTGATGTTCGACGAAACCAGCTGGGGTAGCGGGATCGAGCAGCTCGGCCTCTTCTTCGTCACCTACTGCCTCCTGCCCTGGTTCAACGCCTGGGAGGAGGCCGGAGCGGCCGCGCTGCTGACCGATGCGGAGCGCGAGACGCATTACCTCAAGTTCAACGAGGCGGCGCTGCTGCGCGGCTCGCTGAAGGATCAGGCCGAGTTCCTGAGCAAGGCGATCGGCGGCCCCGGACAGGGCGGCTTCATGCTGCCGGACGAGGCGCGCGAGAAGATGGACATGAACCGGATGGATCACCCGGCGGGCCAGCGCCCGGCCTGGGTCGCGGAGGACGGCACGAATGCAGCGTGAACCCCGAATTTTCGCCATGGCCGGCGCCCGCCCCGGCGCCCTGCCGATTCCCATGGATCGCCGCGCGCAGGCGCTCACCCGCCCGGCCGTGCTCGACAAATGGGGCGAAGAGTCAGCGGGGATCCGCGCGCTCGCCCAGGGCGACGCGACGATCACCATGTTCGACGTCATCGGCGAAGACTGGTGGACGGGTGGCGGCATAACCGCCAAGGGCGTCGCCGCGCAGCTCCGCGCGATCGGCGATCGTCCGGTCGAGGTGCAGATCAATTCGCCCGGCGGCGACATGTTCGAAGGCATCGCAATCTACAACGTCCTGCGCGAGCACCAGCAGCCGGTCACCGTGAAGGTGATGGGCATGGCCGCCAGCGCGGCCAGCGTGATCGCGATGGCCGGCGACACGATCGAGATCGGCGCCGCGAGCTTCATCATGATCCACAATTGCTGGGTTCTCGCGGCCGGCAACCGCAACGATTTCGCCGAAATCGCCGCCTGGCTCGAGCCCTTCGACCGGGCGATGGTCGATCTCTACGCCGCCCGCACCGGGCAGGACGCCTCCGCCATCGAAGGCTGGATGGACGCCGAAACCTACATGAGCGGCAGTGTCGCGATTGAGCGCGGCTTCGCCGATGCGCTGCTGGCGTCAGACCAGATGGTAATCGACGACAACGCGCGCGCGGCCGACCGCGCCGTGAATGACCTGCGCGCCATGGAGCTGACGCTCGTCTCGGCCGGGGCCACCCGGAGCGAGGCCCGCGCGCGCATCAACAAGATCAAGGGCACGCCAGGCGCTGCCCATGAAGGCACGCCGGGCGCTGCCGACACCGACTGGGCGCAGGGTGCGGCCAGTCTCCTCGCCCAGATGAAGGGCTGACCTCGGAGAACATCATGAAGAAGATTGCACTGCTCGCCGGCGCTTCGCTGGCGGCCCACGCTGCGTCGGCTCCCGCCGCGCTCCACGCCCGCCCGCGCGCCGACGCGAGCGACCCCAAGGCTCTCATTGAGCAGCTGAACGTCGCCTTCGCCGCGTTCAAGGAAAAGCACGAGGAGGAGCTCAAGTCGCGCGTCTCCGACACCGTGCTGACCGAGCACGTCGATCGTATCAACGCCGACGTCTCGCGCATCGAAGCCGCGCTCGACAAGGCGATGGCTGACATCGCGGCTGCCAACGTCGGCGGCGGTGACCAGGTGCGCGATCCGGAATACACGGACCAGTTCCGCGCCTACTTCCGCTCGGGCATCGAAAGCCAGCGCCTCAACGAGGTGAAGGCCCAGGCGACCAAGACCGACGGCGAAGGCGGCTTCCTGGCGCCCGTCGAATGGGATCGCACCATCGGTCAGAAGCTCAAGCAGGTCTCGATGATCCGCGAGGAAGCCTCGGTCCAGGTGATCAGCTCGGCCGGCTTCAGCAAGGTCTTCAGCGACCGCGCGACCGGATCAGGCTGGGTCGGCGAGCAGGCTGCCCGCCCGGAAACCGCTACCCCGACGCTGTCGAGCCTCCCTTTCCCTCTGGGCGAACTCTACGCCAACCCGGCGGCCTCGCAGGGCCTGATCGATGACGCGGAAGTGGACATCGAGGCCTGGCTGGCCGAGGAGGTCTCGCTTGAGTTCGCGCGTCAGGAGGGCATCGCCTTCCTCTCGGGCGACGGCAGCAACAAGCCGCACGGCATCCTCACCTACGTCACCGGCGCCGCCAACGCCGCCCGGCACCCCTTCGGTGCGATCACCGTGACCAACAGCGGCAATGCCTCGCTCCTCAACAACGCCGATGCGGTGTTCGATCTCCTCTACTCGCTGCCGGAAGAGTTCGAAGCCAACGCCAAGTTCTTCCTGAACCGGGCCACCGCCGGTGTGGTGCGCAAGCTCAAGGACAGCCAGGGCACCTATCTCTGGCAGCCTGCGGTTGCCGCTGGCCAGCCCAGCACGCTGCTGGGTGCGCCGGTGGTCCACCTGCCGGGTATGCCGACCGTCGCCGCGAACGCGATCGCGGTGCTCTACGGCGACATGCGCGAGACCTATCAGGTCGTCGATCGTATCGGCGTCCGCGTGCTGCGCGACCCCTACACCCGCAAGCCCTTCGTGCACTTCTACACCACGAAGCGGGTCGGCGGTGGTGTCAAGAACCCCGAGGCGATGAAGGCTCTGCGCATCGCGGCCTAATCCGTAAATCTGGGAGCGGGCCGGACAACCGGCCCGCTCTTCCCGGAAGCTGCCTTGCGCAGCCGCCCGGAAGAGCCTTTCCCTTAGGAGACGTGCGATGACCAACAAGACCAAGATTGCGGTGGCCGAAGCTGCCGCTGCCGAAGTGCCGCTGGCGGAGCGGATCGACATGAACGACCCGTACCTCAGTGATGCGGAAGCGGTCGCCGCCAACCTCGGCAACTGACAACCCGGCGGGCCGGAGCTGCGCGCTCCGGCCCGCAACATCTGATTTCCCGGCCACCGTAAGCGAGAGGGCGACATGCAGTTCGAATTGGCCCCGCTCTCCCTGCCTACCGGCTATGCCGAGGGCATCCTCCCGCTGGCTGATCTGAAAGAGCACCTCGGCGTGCTCGAGGATGATCAGGACGCGCTTATCGAGATTTACCGAGACGCCGCGATCGACATGGTCGAGCGCTACTGCGGTGTGCGGCTCGGCCCGGTCGAGGACGAGACTTTACGCGCGGAAAGTCTGTCCTCCCCGCTCGCTCTCGGTGTCTGGCCGGTGACGGCGATCAATTCGATCACTTGGCTCGACGCGCAAGGCGAAGCGGCGGTCGGCGAGCAGTCTGACTGGCGCATAGTCCGGCGCGACACGATCGCGCTCAAGCCGGGCCGCACCCTGCCGTCCGGCATCGGCGGCGGGGTGGAGATCAAGTTTGATGCCGGCTTCACCGATGCGAACCGTCCGGCCGCGCTGGTCCAGGCGGCGCGGCTCTTCGCCGGGCACCTCTTCGCCAACCGTGAGGCGACCACTTCGGGCACCATCTCGGGCGAGATCCCGCTCGGCTTCCGCCAGCTTTGCGGCGCCTACCGGGTGCCGGTGATCTGATGCCCCGCATCGCGGCCGGCAAGCGCGATCGCAAGATCGCGTTCTATCCGCGCGCCGTGACCGAGGGGCCGCTCGGAGGCGAGGTCGAGGCGGACGGTGCGCCGGTCTTCGCCTGGGCCAATGTCCGCTTCGGGACCGGGCAGGAGCGGCGCGAGCTGGCGCAGGCCGGCTCGCTCCAGACCGCAACCTTCCGGGTGCTCTCGAACGCCGCGCTGCGGCAGGCGACCGAGCGCTGGGAGATCGACTTCCTCGGCGCGCGCTGGGGCATCGTCGGGATTTCGCTGATCGGCGAGGCCGACGACATCGAGTTCACCGCCACGAAAAAGGGGGCCTGACGTGAAGACGACGGTCCGCTTCGAAGGTGGCAAGGCGCTGGAAAAGGCGCTCGGCGAGCTGCCGACGCTCTACCGGCGCAAGAAGGCCGCGCGCGATGCGCTGCTCGAGGCTGCCGGGCTGGTTCACGCCGTCGCCCAGGCCAAGGCCCCGGTGCGCTCGGGCGGGCCGGAAAAGCGCTTCACGGTCGGCGAAGGCGAAAGCCGGGTCCGCCGCCGCGGGGCACTGCGCCTGCACGTCGGCATCGGCACGCGGCTGAACCGCTCGCAGGCGCGGCAGAACCGCGACAAGATGCCGGTCGAGGTCTATGTCGGCACCCGCGACCGCGCGGGGCGCCTGCAGGAGTTCGGGACGAAGGACGCGGCCGCGCAGCCCTTCCTGCGCCCGGCTTGGGACGCGACCAAGCTGCGGATGCTCGAGGTGATCAAGGACGCGCTCTGGCGGCAGATCAGCCGGCAGGCCGAGCTTGCCGCGCGCGCCGCGAAACGGGGGCGCAAGTGAGCACCTGGCGGCAGGATCTGATCGCCCGGCTGCGCGCCGACGCGGCGCTGGCTGCGGCGTTCGGCACCCGCATCGCCTTCTTCGAGGCGGCGCGCAGCTGGACGGCCTATCCGCAGCTCGTGCTGCAGGAAGTCAGCCCCGGGCGAGAATACACCCATGACGGCCCCGACGGGCTCGACGGGCCGCGCGTCCAGTTCGACATCTATGCCACCGACGATGCCAGCCTGCTCGCGGCCGAGACGGCGCTGATGGCCGAGATGGAGAGCGAGGCCGACCAGGGCGGCACGCGCTTCCACCACGGCTATCTCGAGGCGCGTTCGATGCCCGATCCCGGCGACCTCGCCAATCAGCGCCGCGTGCTGCGCCTGAGCCTCGACTTCACCTTCTTCCACGAAGCGATCTGACGAAAGGAACCGATCGATGACTGCACTTGCCAAGGACACCCGCGGCACGATCCTCCGGCTCGCCGCCGCTCCCGGCGTGCCTGCGGTCGTGGCCGAGCTCACCAGCATCACCCCGCCCGCGCTGACCCGCGGGACGATCGATGCCACCACCCATGACGGCGCGACCGAGGCGATGGAGTTCATCGCCGACGGCGTCTACGATCCGGGCGAGATCACCTGCGAGGGCCACCTGATCCTCGGCTCGACCGCGGACGACCTGTTCGTCGCCGCCCTGACCAGCGGCAACGTCTACAACTTCGAGGTCGAGGCCAAGGGCACCGGCTCCACCCGCGAGGAGTGGACCGGCCAGTGCATCATCACCGCCTACACGCCCGGCGACATGCCGGTCGCGGGCGCCAAGCAGACCTTCTCGGCGACGATGAAGGTGACCGGCGCGATCACCCAGGCCGCGGTGGTCTGATGACGGGCAGCCCTGCCTCCGGAGCGCTGACCTTCGAGCACGCGGGTCAGCCTTTCACGCTGGTCTTCGACATGGAGGCCATTGCCCGCTTCGAGGATGCGACCAACCTGTCGATCTTCGAAGCGGTGCAGGGCCTCGGCACGGGCCGACCGCCCAAGCTGTCGGTGCTGGGCGCGCTGCTGCAGGCAGCTCTTGCGGCGCATCACCCGGGTGTGACCCGCGCCGAGGCGATGGCAATGATGGTCAACCCGCAGGTTCAGGCGCTGTTCGCCGAGGGCCTGTCCGCTGCCATGCCGCAGACGGGCGACGCCGGGGAGGATGGCGAAACGCCGCCCGCAAACCCTCCGGCGAAAAGGTCCGGCCGCGCCGCTGGCAGGACTGGCTGATCGACGCGGCCGAGGCCGGGGTCTCCCTCGCCGATTTCTGGCGGGCGACCCCGCGCAGCCTCAACCTTGCGATCGAGGGCTATCGCCGCCGCCGCGCCTTTGCCGCCTGGTTCGCCGGATACGGCACCACCGGAGCGGTCAGAGACCCCGAATACGAACACCTGCTGGGCCGCCAGCGCCGCCGCCCGGCCGAGCCGATGAGCGACGACGCGATGGCCCAGAACATCCGCCGCTGGCGCATCGCCACGGCCCGCAAAACGCAGCCCGAAAGGACCCGCTCCGATGTCGAATAGCGTGATCGGCGCCCTTCGTGTGATGCTCGGCATGGACACGGCCGAGTTCGAGAAGGGCGCGACCAGCGCCCAGCGGGAGATTGCGCGCCTCGAGAAGAAGTTCGAGGCGATGGGGGGGCGCATCCAGAAGGTTGGTGTGGGTCTGACCGCCGCGTTGACCGCGCCGCTTGCAGCCTTTGCCGCGAAGGGCATTCAGGAGGCGCAGCAAAGTGCGGCCGCTTTGGCCCAGGTCGAAGCGGCGCTCGCCTCAATGGGTCCGGTGGCGGGCCGGACATCCGAGCAGCTGACCCGCGCCGCTGATGCGTTCGAGGGTGCAAGCCTGTTCGAGGCCGACGAGATCCTGAAGCAGGTGACGGCCAACATGCTCACCTTCGGGAACGTCTCGGGGGAGAATTTCGACCGCGCGCAGCAGGCTGCGATCAACCTCGCCACGCGCATGGATGGCGACCTGAAGGGTGCCACGCTTCAGGTCGGCAAGGCACTGAACGATCCGATCAAGGGCATAACCGCACTTTCGAAAGCGGGCATCCAGTTCACGGACGATCAGAAAGCGATGATCGCGGCGCTGGTCGAAACCGGCAACGTCGCAGGCGCCCAGACGATCATACTGCGCGAGCTCGAGCGCCAGTTCGGCGGTGCGGCACAGGCAGCGCAGAACGCCGACCCGTTCAACGCGTTCAGCGACTCCATGAACAATTTGGCGGAGGCGGTCGGCGACAAGCTGCTGCCGAAGATCACTCCGTTCGTCGACTGGCTTACCAAGCTGATTGGCAAGTTCGCAGAGCTTCCCGCGCCGGTTCAGGACGGCATAGTGATTTTCGCCGGGATTGCCGCGGCTGTCGGACCGGTGATGACGGTCTTCGGCAGCCTGGTCGGTATCGCCCCCAAGCTCGTCACCGCCTTCGGCGCGATCCGCGTGGCCGCGACCTTCCTGATGGCGCATCCGGCGATCCTCGGCTTCGCGGCCGTGCTGTACGGAATCTATGTCGCCTGGCAGAACTGGGACAAGATCACCGACATCGTGAGCCGCCTCTACACCGGGGTGAAGGCGTGGCTGGTCGACAAGCTCGGCGCGGTGTTCAACTGGCTGCGCGACAAGATCAAGGCCGTCACCGGGTTCTTCTTCGACATGTACGACGCGGTCGTCGGCAATTCCTACGTCCCCGACATGGTCGAGGGCATCGGCCGCGAGTTCCAGCGGCTGCAGGGCCTGATGGTCGACCCGGCGCAGAAGGCGACCCAGAGCGTTACCGAGGCGACCCGGCAGATGGCGGCCGACGTTGCCGGGCTGCTCGACCGCCTGTTCCCGCAATTCGCCGAGGCACGCCGCCAGGCCGAGGAGCTGAAGCTGCTCGACGCGGCGGCGGCCAAGGGCCTGATCTCCGATGACCTGCGCCGCGAGGGGCGCATCAAGGTGCTGACCGGCAACGGCAAGGCCGAGGTCTCCGAGCGTCTGATGGGCACCGGCCCGCTTGCCGAGGCCGAGAAGGTCGGCGAGGCCACGGACCGGATCGCGCAGGAAATGGCGGGCCTCACCAAGCGCACCGAGGTGCAGACCGTGCGTATCGCCGAGACCTTCCAGCAGATGGCCGACCGCGCGCTGGGTGGGCTGCGGCGCCTGGCGGATGGGATCAAGAGCGGCAATTTCCTCTCGATCCTCGAGGGTGTGATCGGGATCGGCACTACCCTCGGCGGGCTCGGCCTGTTCGGCAAGAAGATCCAGACCAACATCCAGAAGACGCCCGGCTTCGCCAACGGCGGGGCGATGCGGCTCGGCGGGCTGGCGGGCATCGACCGCAACGTCCTCTCGCTCAACGGCTCGCCGATCGCGCGGGTCTCGGCCGGCGAGACGATGCAGATCCGCCCCGCGAATGATCGCGCCGGTGGCGGGGCGTCGCGCGTTCATGTCACGGTCGGTGTCGATCCGCGCAGCGGCAACATCACTGCCTTCGTCACCGAGCAGATCGCCGCCTACGCTCCCGCCATCGCCGGTGCCGGCGCGGCGATGGCGCAGGCGCAGGTCGTGCAGCGCACGCAGAGGCGGGTGCGATGATCGACCTTCCCGACTTCGCCGGCACGGCATCCATGACCGCGATCTTCGACGACGCCGGATTCGTGCAGCGCGCCGTGCAATCCGACAGCTATGTGCCCCGCAAGGGCGGGCGCTATCGGGTGCGGTTCACCTTTCCGCCTTACGAGCCGGCGCGCGCGCGGCTGATGGTGTCGCGCCTCATCGCGGGCAAGCAGGGCGGCATCCGGGTGAGGTTGCCACTGCTCCAGTCCCAGGGCGCACCGGGGTCGCCGGTCGTCTCTTCGGCCTCGGGTCGCACCTTGTCGCTGACGGGTCTTGCGCCGGGATACGCGATCCTCGAGGGCTACTGGCTGTCGCTGGTCAAGTCCGGTCAGCATTTCCTGCACTCGGTCGGCGTCGGGGCCGTAGCGAACGGTAGCGGCGCGGCGACCATAGAGCTCAACGAGCTGCTGCGCGACACCTTCCCTGCCGGAAGCGTGGTCAACCTCGCGGTGCCGCGTGTCGAGGGCCTGATCGAGGGCGACGAGGCGAGCTGGACGATGCCGGTCGGTCGCCGCGTCGCTCTCGAATTCACCATCAAGGAGGTCCGATGAACGGGCTGACCTGGCTGCTCCGCCTCGATCTTCCCTCGGGCGCGGTGTTCCTGAACGATGGCGGCGTCACCACCTGGGGCGGCAACACCTATGCCGCCGCGCATCCGGTGCTGGGCGGCTTCGCGCAGCTCGGCGAGGTCACCGAGGGATTCGGCCCGGAGCTGCCCGAGCTCGAGATCACCTTCGCCCCGCCCAGCAACGCGGCCCTCGCGTCGTTGCAGGAGGGCGCCATCCGGCGCAGCGCGGCGCGGTTGTGGCTGGCCGAGTTCGATCCTGTGACCGGCGCGGTGGTCGGCACGCCGGACCTGCGCTTTGCCGGCCGGATGGACCGGGTGCGCCAGCAATTCGCGCTGCGCCAGCTGCAGATCGTGCTGTCCTGCGTGCCCGAGCTCGAGGTGCTGCTCTATTCCGACGACGGTAACGGCCTGTCGGCGACCTTCCACAAGTCGGTCTACCCCGGCGAGACCGGGCACGATCAGGCCACCGGGCTTGTCACCACCATCACCTGGGGCGCGGAAAGCGCGCAATCCGGCGGCGGCGGGCGCGGCGGCGCTGGCGGGGGCGGCGCCTGGCTGGGCGTGGGCCGGGTCGCCGGATTGCAGAACGAGGTGGGACTATGAACGAGCTGGAACGCCGCGTCGCTGCCACGCGCGCCACCCAGGCGCGCTTCGCCGGCCGCGCCTTCGACTGGCGGCGCAGCGCGACCTGCCTCCACCTGATCCGCTTCCACGCCGCGCGAATGGGGCACAGCCTGCCGATCGTGCCGCGATTCCGGTCGGCCCTCGCGGCGCGGCGCGCTCTGGCGGCCGAAGGTGTCGAGACCCTGCCCGAGCTGATGGACAAGTATTTCCCGCGCATCCCTGCCAGCCAGATGCTGACCGGCGATGTCGCGGCCTTTCCCGGTGACGAAGGCGGCTTCGATGGCCTGATGGTCTATGCCCAGCTGCGCGCCTTTATCGGGTGGCACCAGGACGATCCGGCCTGCCAGACGGTGCGCGTCACCGACGAGGGCTATCGGCTGTGCACGGGGGCGTGGCGGCTGTGAGCAAGGTACTTCGCACGGTCGCGGTAATCGCGGGCGCCGTGGCGCTGATCGCCACCGGGGTCGGGGCGGTCGCAGGCGGGACCGTCATCGGCACGGCCGGTGCTGCCGGGGGCGCGGCGGCCGCGGGGACTGCTGCAGCAGGCGCGGCAGCCGCGGGGGCG